GAAGCCGTCGGCAACCGTGCCCGCGGGCCGCACATCATGGCCCGATGGGCGGGCTTCGGCGACTATCTGAAGGATGCCGCCGGCGATCCGGAATCGGCCGTGCTGCTCGCGCGGGCGCTGGTCGATCAGAAGGCCGCCACAAACCCGGGCGTGATGGCGCCGTCATTCGTGTCGGACGTGAAAGGCATCATCGACGCGAGCCGGCCGGCGATCGAAGCGACCGGCGGCCCGGGCGCGCTGGGCGCGTCGGGTATGACGCTGAATTGGCCGTACTTCGCCGGCGATCTCGGCGCTCTCGTCGGGAAGCAATCGGCCGAGAAGACCGAGATCACTTCCGTCGTGGTGAATCTGCTCGCCGGAAATGCGCCGATCGAGACATTCGCCGGCGGCTCGGATATCTCGTACCAGCTCATCCGGCGATCGGCGCCGTCGTATCTCGAAGCGTACGGTCGAATCATGCTGGCCGGCTGGGCGCTCACGACGGAGAAGGAATACGAGACCGATCTCAATGCCGGCGCAACCGGCACGCTGACCGGCGACATTTCGACCGATGCCGCGACGCGCGAGACGTTCTTCGCGGGCTCGGCGAAGGTTCGCAGCGCGACCGGCGCGCCGGCTTCGGCCGTACTGGTCGCATCCGATGTGTTCGCCGCGCTGGGCGCCGTGCTCACGCCGGCGGCGTATGGCACGTCGAACGTGACCGGCGTCGCCCAGGCGAGCACGCTACAGATCAACGTGAGCGGGCTCGCCGTCGTGGAAGCGCCGTATCTGCCCGCCGGCGTCGCGATCTTCACGAATGACCGGGCCGCGCAGTGGCACGAAGACGGGCCATTTGTGGCAACCGCCGAAGATGTCGCGAAGCTCGGCCAGAATCGCGCGTACTGGTCGATGGGCGCGACCGGCATTTTCATTCCGGCCGGGCTAGTGAAGGCGACGGCCGTCGTACTGCCGTTCGCCGCCGGCGAGACGCGCTCGAAGCGATCGAGCTGAGCGCGTGGCGGAATGGGTCACGGCCGATGCGATTCTCGGCGCCGTCGGCATAGCGTCGCCGGCGCCGGATGATTCCGCCTGGGCGGAAGCGTGCGCGGCCGCCGTGAATGCGGGCATCGATACCCGCATGCGCGTGCTTCCGATCGAGCCGCCGGCGCCGCCGCTCGATCCGGCCGCATACCCTGAGCTCACATTCGCGGCGACCGTCGCCGGCGCCGAAGCCTATAAGCGCCGCGAAGCCGTGTACGGGCTCACCGGATACGTCGATCTCGAAGGCGCCGCGATCCGTGTCGCGCGCGACTATCTCGAAGGCGTCGCGCCGATCATCGCGCGCTATGCGTCATTCGGCATCGCATGAGCCGGCTATCTGAGACGCGCGATCGGCTCGCCGACGCGCTCGACGGATCGGGCATCCGTACCGCCATCGGCGGGCGCTTCGCGGCGCCGGCGGTACTGATCGAGCCGGCCGAGCCGTGGATCGATCGCGCGACGCCCAGCGATCGCCTACTCGCCCGATGGAAGCTCACCGCGATCGCCGCGTCGACCGATACCGGCGCCGCATACGATGAGCTCGGCCAGCTCATCGACGCTATCGATCTCGCCTTACTTTCGCTCCGCGGCGTGTCGCTCCCGCCGTGGAGCGCGCCGCATGATCTGACACTCGGCAATGTGGCGCACCCGAGCGCCGTCGGCATCGTACTTATGCACTCTGAATCGAAAGGATCGGCCGCCCGATGAGCAATCCCCTATTCATGCGCGATGTGTCGCTCACGCTCACGATCGGCGCCGAACCGGCGCTCGAAGTGAACTGCGATGTGCATACCGTCGAAGTGATGGTCGAACCGGGCGACGTACAGACGTATCAGACGCTTTGTCCGGATGGGTCATTCTCTGAGCCCGGGCGCAGCTCATACGCGCTACACATCACCGCGGCGCAGGATTGGAGCGCGACCGGGCTCGCGCGCGTGCTCTGGGAGCACGAAGGCGAGACGGCCGAATTCCGGTACCAGGCACACGGCGCCGATGTGGCCGCGGCCGATGCGCCATCCGACACGGCGCCGGGCATGATGGGATCGGTCACGCTGGTCGGCCCGACGTACGGCGGAGAGGCGGATACGTTCGCAGAGCTCGACGTGACGCTTCCGTGTGCGACGAAGCCCGAGCTCATCACTGCCGCATTTCCGGCCGCGATGAGCGCCGGCGCGAGCGGCGATGCCGAGCTCGATCGGGAGCTCGCCGGCGCCGCAGTCTAAGGCGATGGCCGAGAAGATCACCGTCACCGGAGAGCGCGAAGTACAAAGCGCTTTCGACGCGCTCGGCCGCGACGTGACCGATCTCGCCGAGACGCATCGACGCGCCGCCGAGCTGATCGTGCCCGGCGCGAGCCGGCGATCACCGCGGCGAACGGGCGCGCTCGCGGCTTCGTGGCGGGCCGAAGCGACGAAGATCGCCGGCGGCGTCGTATCGGGCGTCGCCTACGCTGGCCCGGTCGAATACGGCCGCCCAGGCATGGCCGGCGCGCGCATGGTGGCCGATACCATCGCCGAGCAATCCGATGCGATCATCGCCGAATACGAAGCCGGCATCACTGAGCGTGGAAAGCGCCGTGGATTCGACACCGATTGAACCGCGCCCGGTCACGCTCACGCTCGCCGGCATCCGGTCGCTGACCATTCTCGAAGTGGCGCGCGCGTGCGCGATCACCGACGTTCGATATGCCGACGCGCAACGGCTCATCCGTGATCTCGGCCGGCCGGAAGGCGCCGATCCGGCCGAGCTGGCCCGCGGTACCGAGCTCGCCTACGCGCTCGCGCTCATGCTCGAACGGCGCCGCGATCCGGCGCTCACATGGGAGCACGCTCAGACGTGGGCGCTCACGTTCGATCTCGACGCCGCCGATCCGATCGCCGATGCCGAAGCCGAAGCGACCGTCGCGGCCGCCGTCGCGACCGGGCTTCCGCCCGACGTAGCCGGCGCGCTCACCATCGCCCAGGCGGATGCATACGGCGAGCTCGCCGCGCGCGCCCGGCGGAATTCCTGATGGCCGTCGGGCTCACTGTCGAAATCCGCGGCGACACGACGAAGCTCGATCGCGCGCTCGACAGCTCGAAGCAATCCGTCGGCGGCTTCGGCGGCGCGCTGGGTAAGAATGCTCTCGCGATCGGCGCCGTCGCGACCGGCATCGGCGCCGCCGCCGTCGCCGTGGGCGCGCTCACATCGGCCGCCGCCGCCGACGCCGCCGAGCAAGCGAAGCTCGAAGCCGTCATTCGCTCGACGGGCGCCGCGACCGCTGAGAGCACGGCGCAAGTGGATGCGGCCATCGCGGCCGGGCAAGAGCGCGCATTCACCGATTCGGAGACGCGCGCCGGGCTCGAATCGCTGATCGTGGCAACCGGCGATGTGGGCGCCGCGACCGATCTGCTCACGCAATCGCAGGATATCGCCCGCTTCGCCGGCGTCGATCTCGCGACCGCGGCCGATGCCGTCGCGAAGGCGCACGCCGGGCAGGATGGCGCGCTTCGGAAGCTGGTACCCGGGCTCGCGAAAGGCGCAACCGCGGCCGATACCATCGCGGCGGCCAGTAAGACGGCGGCCGGGCAAGCTGATCTCTACGCCGAATCGGCGGCCGGCATGGGCGCGAAGGGTTCCGACGCATTCGCCGAGATCGGCGAAACCGTGGGCGGCGCATTTCTGCCGGTACTGGCCGAAGTGCTGCCCGCGCTGCTCCCGATTCTCAAATCATTTGGCCAGCTCATCACGGCGCTACTACCCGCGCTGATACCGCTTGTGAAGCTGCTCGCCGGCGTGCTGGGCATTGTCGCGAACGTGCTTTCGACCGTCATCGGATGGCTCATAAAGCTAGTGACGTGGATCGGAAATGCGATGAGCGCCGTCGGAGACTTTCTCGGCGCGATCAACCCGCTAAAGAATTTTTCGATGCCCGATCTCCCATTCATCGGCGGAAATGCGGCCGCGGCCGGCACGACGGCGGCGCGCTCTGGCCGAGCCGCCCAGGCGCCGGCGCCCGTCGTAATCAACATCACCGGCGCGCTCGATCCGGAAGGCGTCGCGCGATCCGTGTCGCGCGTGCTGAATCGGCATGCGATCCGTGTCGGGCGCCGGCCGGCGCTCGAAGCCCGATGACACTGCCGAGCGCCGTCGTGCTGGTCGAAGGCGTGCCGATTGAATGCACCGTGCTACACGCGAGCATCCGGCACGGCCGCGATGATCCGAGCACGGCGCCCGAAGCCGACGCCGCCACGATCGAGATAGTCGGCGTGATGCCGGCCGAAGCGGTCATCGGCGCGAGCGTGGCCGTGATGGCCGAAACGTATTGGGAAACCGGGCAGCGCGAGCGCTTCGCCGGCCGCATCACCGATATCGCGATCGGCTGGGATTCGCTCGACGTGCCGATCGGCACCATCATCGCCGTCGCCGAGCTGGGCGACATGGGCCGCCGCATCATCGGCGATGCGCCGTATCCGGCCGAGCTCGACGGTACCCGCGTGAATCGGGCGATCACCGCCGCCGGCGTGTTGACCGATCCGTTCCGATCTGACCCGGGCTATCTGACAGTGCTCGCGCGCGATGTGGACTCGCAACCGGCGCTCACGGTCGCCGGCGATGCCGCATTCGACGGCGGCGGCTTCGTATGGTGCGCGACCGATGGCGCCGTGCTCTACGCCGACGCATTCCATCGCCGCGCGGCGGCCGTCGTGCTAGAGCTGGTCGCGTGCGATCTGCCCGTATCGCTCGCCTGGGTACAAGCGCTCGACGGGCTCGCGAATGACGTATCGGTTCGATACGGCGTCGCGCCCGAAGGCGGCGAGCAACCCGAAATCCGAGCCGATGATCCGAGCTCGATCGCGACGTACGGCACGCATGCGGCATCGCTCACGACACGGATCGCCGTCGAATCCGACGCGACCGAACGGGCGAATCTGATACTCGCGCGGCAAGCGTCGCCCGCCTGGGTACTGTCGGCGCTGAGCTTCGATCTTCAATCGCCCGGCGTGGGCTTCGCGCTCACGTCGGCTCTGCTACGGCTCGAAATGCATGATCTGTTGAACGTAACCGGCATGCCGGCCGGCGCGCCGATGACGGGCGCATTCGTATTCGTGGAAGGATGGCTCGAAACCATCGACCCGGGCGCGTGGCGGCTCGAATTGCTGGTATCGGATTACTGCCGAACGGCGCCGGCGCCGCAGTGGGATGACACATCGCCCGAATGGGTATGGGACGGGCTCGATCCGGCGCTTACATGGGATGCGATCACATGCTTACCGCCATTCATCGGCGGCTATCCGGATCGCTGGGTCGATGTGCCCAGCTCGCAGCGCTGGGATACTCTCGATCCGTCGATCGATTGGGACGAATGGAAGGGACTCTGACCGATGCCGGCTAGTACTCCGATCTTCGGCTTTCCATACCCGACGGGTACCGATCGCGTGATGGATGGTGATAACGCGATCGGAGCGCTCGCCCAGGCGGTCGAAGCTCTGATCGCGAACGGGCCGCGCGTGCTCGGCTATGCCGAATCACTCGCGCCCGGCACGCCGGTTACGGCGGCCGTGCCCGTTGTCGGGCTCACCGTCACTGTCACGCTTCCGGCCGGCCGGCGGATTCGTGTCACGGCGCATGTGAATTACACGGCATCGCAAGATAACAACGTCGTGCGACAGCGCTTGCGCGTCGATGGTGTGAATTCGCAGCTCTCCGCCGATACCGTGATGCGGTACACGCAAGTGCATACCGTCGTGTCGATCGGCATATTCACGCCGGCGGCGGGCTCGCACACGTTCGACGTGACGCAGCAGATGGCCTACGGCACTGGCACGATCAACCAGAACGGAAGCGCCGACGCGCCCGCATTCATTCTGGTCGAAGATATCGGCCCGGCCGTTATCGCTCTCGCCGCCGACAGTACGGCGGCGCCCGATTCCGAGCCGGCCATATGAGCGACGCCGTAACCGTGGCCGCATTTCTGATCGCCGGCGCGCTGATCGTGGGCGTGCTGATCGGCGGCGCCGTCGCGCTGGTATGGCTCGCCGATCGGATCGGCAAGCGATGATCGAAGCCGTGCTGATCGCCTGGGCGCTTGCCATACTGGTAGTGCTGCTCGGCATCGCGCTCGCGCGCTATGTGCTCGGAAGGAATGTGTAACCGATGACCGATCACCCGATCGCCGAAGCTCGCGTCTCGCGCTACGGCGAGCCGCCGACAATGCCCGATATCGACGCGACGGTACCCGGCGCGCCCGATGAGCGGCCGGCATGGTGGCCGGAATGGTGGAAGCTCAGCATCGCCCGCCGGCGCGCCGAGCTCGATCGATGAGATTCGGGAATCCGGTTCGCGGGCTAGTCGGGCCGAAGGGTAAGCCCGATCCGGCGTCGGGCTTCGTGATTACGCAGGGATTCGGCGATCTCGCGACGCAGTACGGGCCACACGACGGGCTCGATATCGACAACGGCGGGCCGTCGGGCGATGACGTGCTCGCGATGGCGGCCGGTACCGTGTATCAGGCTTTCTTCGATTCGGCTTCCGGCGGCGCCGGCATCATCCGTATCGATCACGGCGACGGATGGACTAGCGGGTACGCGCATCTGAGCAAGCTCTACGTCGCCGCCGGCGCGAAGGTGAGCGAAGGCACGCACATCGGCGAGCTCGATTCGACCGGCTGGGTAAGCGGGCCGCATCTGCATTACGACATTTCGCGGCATGATGAGCGGCTCGATCCTGAGCCGTATTTGAATGCGCCCAGCTCGGCGGAAGGGGAATTCTGGATGCACACCTATGGCGGCGCAGACTTCGAGCAGCATACCGAGCGGCATACGACGCTCGCCGGCGCACGCTTCCGAGCCGACACGAATACCGGCGCCGCGATCATCGAAGAATTCGCGGCCGGGCAGAGCGTCACGCCGCATGCGATCGTGAAAGGCGGCTCGGCGAACGGCTCGGATCGCTGGTATCTCGCGTGGATGTACGCCGACGGCCGCTATCGCATGGGCGCTTTCCACGTCTCGACGCTCGATTAGTTATCAACCGGCTATCCGCCGGCGTGTGGATAAGCGGCTAGACTCGCGAGCTACGCTCTCTGAGCGGCGCGCACGGAAATGCGGCGCGCCGCCGAAAGGAATCACTCGAACGGGAGCACGCCGCAGATGACAGAGTACCAGCGACCGCCGATCGTGACGCAGCTCACGCTGCCCGAGATCGACGGGCTCGAAGCGCTGCTCTCATCGGTCGATGGCGCCGCCGCCGCCTGGGCATACCAGCTCACCGCGACCGATGGCCGAAGCCGGCGCGACGCGCATGAGCTGCTAGGCGCCGCGATGGATGCTCTCGTGCGAGCCCGTCACGCATACGAGAAAGGAATCACCCGCGATGGATAACGCAAGCTCTACGGCCGCTCGGCTTCGCACGCTATGTACGGCGCCCGGTTGCGTCGATGTGGCCGAAGGCTTCGTCGGCTTCGCCTACGTCACCGAACGGCGCTGGCATCTGTGCTCCGAGCACATGCGCCCGATTCGGGCGGCGCTGCTCCCGATCCTACGGCCGGCGCCCAGCTCGCCGGCGGCCGTCGTACCCGGCGGCGATGATTCGACGGGCTTCGCGACGTAGAAACCGAAACGGCGCATCCGAAGATGCGCCGCTCCGAAGCCTTACCGCGTCAACAGAAAGGTTGAACCGAAGTGTACTCACCCGCCGCAAGCCCGCGCGCCGCTCGATTCATCGCAGCGCTACCCGTCGAAGTCTGGTCGCCTGGGCTAGAGCGAACCGTACGTATCAGTGAGCAACAGAAGCGGCTATCGGTCGCGATCGCTCAGCGTCATTCGTGGCGGCTTCGAGAGCTCGCCGCCGCAACCGGCTATGCGAATGCCGGTACCGTGAGCCGAGCTCTCGCGCAGCTCGATCGGCTCGGCTTCGCCGCCCATTCGAGCAGCCGCGGCCGGAAGGGTAGTACGGTCGCGTGGATTCGAGCCGGCGCCATGATGGGCCGAGAGCTGGCCGAGCTCATGCGAATCGCATTCGAGCGCGCTCGCGCGCTGAGAGCTCGGCCGAATGTTTCCACCCTGAGAGAAGGAATAGAACCCTACGTACGTCGTACTGAGATGGTGGAAACATTACGCGCGCCGAGCGACGTATTCCGCCCGCCGATCGGCCCGCCGATCGAGCTGCGATACGGGGCGCGTCGATGAGCGCGCCGCGCTGGGCATGCGGTCGATGTGGCACGCAGCGCGAGAGCGTGCGCCCGACGCTCGATCCGCGCTTCGGGTACGGGTACTGCCGCAAGTGTCGACGCGATGAGTACTTCGCTCGCGTCGCATTCGCCGATGCGCCCGGGCTCGCACGCTCTGACCATCCGGCGACGGCACACGAAGCGGCCGCCGCCATCATGCCGCGATCCGGCACGCTTCGGCGGCGAGTGTTCGATCACATTCGGGCGATGGGCGATGACGGCGCGACCGATGCCGAGATTCAACGTGATCTCGAAATGTCGGGCAATACCGAACGGCCGCGGCGGGTAGAGCTGATCGAAGCCGGGCTCATCGAAGATTCCGGCCGGCGGCGCACGGAGCACGGCCGGCGGATGATCGTATGGGTAGCCGTCGCCCAGGCGCCGCCGGCATGATCGAGCCGCGATGCCGACAACGGATCGGGCCGCCGCATTACGACACGCCCGGGCGAGACGCGCTCGGCCGATACGCGCCGCCGGCGCCGGCGCCGGATGCCCGCATCGCGCCGCTCTGGCAATACTGCGGGCTTCGCCCGGCCGCATGGTGTACGCGGCATGAGTACTACGTGTGCTCGGCTCACCTATACGGGCCGCATGCTGGGCATCTGCCCGAGCACGAAGCCGAGCCGGGCGCATGAGCTCGCCGGCGGGCTTCGTGACAGAGAAGCGGCTCATGGCCCAGCTCATCGATCTGCTCACCGCAACCGGATGGATGACGTATCACACGTTCGATAGCCGACGTTCGACCGCCGGCTTTCCTGATCTGATCGCAATACGGGGAGCTCGCATGCTGGCAATCGAAGTGAAATCCGAAGCCGGGCGCATCACGCCCGAGCAGCGCGCATGGCTGGTCGCGCTGGCCGCCGTGCCCGGCGTGGCCGCCTACGTCGTACGGCCGGCCGATGATCTGTCGGCGCTGGTCGCGATCCTATGATGCCGACACGCCGCGCTCACCCGCCGTTGCTGCCCGATACGCTCACCCGCTTAGAGCTCATGCGCCATGCCGGCGAGCCGTGCGATATCGGCGGCGATGCCGAACCGTGCGCCTGGGCGATCCGTACGCTCTATCTCGACGGCGGAAAGCTGGTCGAATTCGTGACATATCTGTGTGCCGATCATGCCGGCGGCTTTCTCGAAGGCATCACGGATCGGATCGGCCCGCTCGATGCATGATGCGAAGCGACATACCCGCACGGAGATACCAGCTATGCCGAAGCCCGAATCGCCCGGCCAGAGCGAAGATGCTCACACGACGCCGGGCAAATCCGAAGATGCGCCCGGGCAGCAGCCCGACGCCGAGACGAAGCCGATCGATCCGGCCGCGCCCGTGATCGATGCCGAGCTGCCCGGCGGCGAGCGCGTGATCGACGCCGAAGCCGACACGCTGCCCGCCGACACGGCCGAGCCGAAGTAGGATGGCCCAGCGCCGCGCCGCCGCGGGCAGCGTGCTTCGTCGCAGTGACACGGCACGGCGGCGGATGCGGCGCTATCTCATCGATCGAGACGGGCTCACATGCGCGCGATGCGGCGAGCTCATCATCGGAGAGCTGCCCAGCATCGGCCATCGGATCGCCCAGGCGAACGGCGGAAGCGATCACGCATCGAATCTCGCGCTCGAACATCTGATCTGTAACGTCGCGGCCGGCGCGCGCGCGCCGATGACCGGCGAGTTTTTCTCAGAGCTCGAAGTACCGCGGCAGTCACCCGCCGCGTGGAATGGTGCCCGAAATGGGATGGTGCGCCGGATTCGTCTCAGAATCGGCGTGATGCCGCCCGATCGCGGCCGATGACGGATCGAATCACCGAAGCCGTCGATCGCTGGGCGCCGGCGGCCGTATTCGCTTTGTTCTCAGGCGGTCACGATTCGCTCGCGAGCACGTCGATCGCCGCGGCGCATCCGGCATTCACCGCCGTCGTGCACATCGATACCGGCATCGGCATCGCCGAGACGCGAGACTTCGTACGCGAGACGTGCGCCGCCCAGGCGTGGCCGCTGATCGAGCTGCGATCGGAGCATCCGTACGAATCGCTGGTACTCGATCGCGGCGGCTT